TCACCGACGTGCGGGAGGCCCTCGATCCCCAGGCACTGACCCATACCCTGGACGCCTCGACCTGGCTGCCGACGGACTATCAGGTGGGGGCCGTGTGGGAGGAACACGCGGCGGTACCCGCACGCCAGCTCCTGCCCGTGGTGCTTCAGGAGACGGTCACCGCCGCGGCACAGGAGACCACGCCCGCGCTCACGGCCCAGCTTGGCGTGACGCTCGACTTTCAGCCCGGCACGTCCACGGTGCAACAGGCGATTGATGCGTATGTCGGCACACAAATCCGCGCCATCAGTGCGACGACGTTGCAGACGGTACGGGAGGTGTTGCGCACGGGCTGGAATGCGCAGCTGTCCATCCAGAGCCTGGCCCAGGAGCTGCGGACGGTGATCGGGCTGACGCCACGCCAGCACGGGGCGGTAACGCGGCTCCGGGAGCGGCTGACGGAGGCCGGGCAATCGGCGGCGCGGGTGCAGCGGGCGGTCGAGCAGGCGGTGCAGGTGGGGATACGCCAGCGCGCCCTGAACATTGCGCGGACGGAATCCATGGATGCCAGCGCCTTGGGGTCGCACCTGGCCTGGGTTGAATCGGTGCAAGCCGGGTATGTAGACGTGGGCCAGATACGGCGGTATTGGGAGACGGCGGGGGAAAGCGCCTGCCCAGAGTGCGCCCAGATCCCCGGGATGAATCCCGAGGGCGTGGGGCTGTATGAGCTGTTCCAAACGCCCTACGGCCCGCTGTTGATGCCGACCGCCCACCCGTCCTGTCGCTGCACCATTACTCATCAGGTGATGGGGTAAGGACTCTCATATATGCCCAAATTCCAGATTGACCTCGATGATCTGACCTATGAGGCCCTCGGGGCCATGGCCCTGGAGGAATTGCGGGATCTACCCCGCCAGGCCGCCTGGCTGCTCATGCAGGCGATGCGTACGCGGCAGCAGCACCAGGAGCACAGTCGTGCGGGCGTGGTGCCCAGTCTCTCCGCAGATGAGGGTGCCAACTATGGTCCCTAACCGGCCACCACCCGAGGAGACTTCTCCCTGATGGCTCTCAACCCTGGCTATCTGGTGGCGCTCGAAGCGCATGGCCTGACGAATGCGGACCTCGCCCTGCTGGTAGCATTGCTGGAGAGCAAGTACAACGGCTCGATTGCCTGGCACTGTGCGCAAGGGGTGCTGTGTAAGTATGAGTTTGTGGTGTTTGGCAAGACGGGCGATGCCGACACGCATCACCTGGCGACCCTGTTGCAACGGCGGTGAAATGCAAGAAAAAGGCACGCTTTTCCTCACAGTTTTCTACATCATAGTGATGCTCATTGGGGTCGTTATCGCCGTGAAAGTGATGTTGACCTCCAAGTGAGGAGCCACAAGGTCATGCTTTCCGCGCTCGTCCGCGTGTACAATCTGCTGTGGTATCGCAAATGGACCGCCTGTCAGCACAGTTGGAGCCTTGCCCTCCACGGGCAAGGCGACCTCCACTGGTATTGCCGGCAGTGCCACACCTGGTGGCGGGCCTAGGAGACGGTCCACCCCGTCAGAAAAAAACCCCTGACTTTTTTCTGCATGGGTGCCAGTGCTGGCGCCAGGCTTAGGAGGCCCGCCCCACAACAATTCTTCTTGACAAATCTGTCAACCTTTCTACACTTGTGGCGCATAGTAGGCAGCTCGCTCGCTCATGACGGTCCACAGTGGCGGAAGGGATACCTGATCCTTTCTGGTCCGCGCACGTCGGACGCCGTCATATCGTTGACACACAACGCCTCTCCCTGGGGAGAGATGCGCGGTCACCAGCACACCCTGTACCGCTGTCTGTCAGAGCACTCTGAGGGACAGCGGTCTTTTTTTTGCCTGCATGGGGAATGGACCTCATGGCCGCCACCAATGGGCACACCACGAGCCTCACTGCCAAAGCGCTTCAGACGTTCAACGCCTGGACGGCCCGGGTCGGCCTGACGCAGCAGCTTGGCTGGCTCTTTGATGGCCGGCGCAAGATGCACGAGGTGTTCGGCTACAAGCCCGCCCTGCGCTATCAGGACTATAAGGCGCAGTATCTGCGGGGCCACCTCGCCCATCGCCTCATCAAAGCCTATCCCGAGGCCACCTGGAGTCAGCCGCCGAGCGTCACGGAAGATAATCAGGAAGACACGGAGACGGCGTTTGAAGCCGCCTGGGACACCCTGCAACAACGCCTCGACGTGTATGGCGTGCTGGAACGCACCGATGTTCTCGCCAACCTAGGGCAATATGCCGTGGTGGTGCTCAGGCTCAAAGGCCAAACGGATTTGACGCAACCGGCGACCCCCGTGCGCGGGCCAGACGATCTCGACTACCTCACGCCGTATAGTGAAGAATTTGCCACGGTGAAGGTCATTGAACAGAATCCGGCCCTCCCCACCTTTGGCCAGCCGCAAACCTACGTCATCAATTTTGACCGCCAGCGCTCCGCCCTGCGGACGGGCCTGGTCCATGCCAGTCGGATCGTCCATGTGGCCGAGGATCTCCTGGACGATGCGCTGTACGGCATCCCGCGCCTGGAGCCGATCTACAACACGCTCGATGACCTGATGAAAATCACCGGGGGTGCCGCGGAAATGTTTTACCGCGATGCGAAGCGCCGAATTGCGCTGGAAGTCCGCGACGACTACCGGCTGGAGCCCGAAGATGAAACCGCCCTCAGCGACGAAATTGCCGAGTACATGCACGATTTGAAAGACTTCATCCGCGTCAAAGGCGTCGATGTCAAAGACCTGAGCGGCCATACCGTGACCAGCCCCAAAGAGCACGCCGCGGTGTTGCTCGATCTCATTGCGGCGACCACCGGGATTCCCAAGCGCATTCTCTTCGGGAATGAGGCCGGTCAGCTCGCCAGTACGCAGGACGAGGACGCCTGGCTTCAACGCGTGAAGCGGCGCCAGGTGCAGTTTGCGGAAGGGCGGATGCTGCGGCCACTCGTGGATCGGTGCATCACGCTCGGGGTGCTGCCAGCGCCTGCACAGCCGTATACGATCCTGTGGTCCAATCTGACGAGTCTGTCGGAGGAACAACGGGCCGTGGTGGCGAAAGACGTGGGTACGGCCCTGAACCAATATGCGCCCGGCATGGCCAGTACCGTAGTGCCGCCCAGTGAATTTCGCGAGGTATATCTGGGGCTCAAGCCCGTCCCGGATGACGTGCCCGAGCTGGTGCTGCCCGGGCCAGAGGAGCTGTAACGATGGCGGAGCGCTTTGTCTATGACACGGGCATACGTTCACAGGCCCAGCCCGACGGCAGTGTCCGCATGGTGCATCTAGCCTGGTGCGCCTGTCCCACACCCAAGGGGCCGCCGGGCGGGGTGTGCGGGATCTGCGGCGGGGCGATCTATCAGCCGCCAGCGGGCGAGCGGGCCGTCGAGCCGGCAAAGGATGAGGCATGACCACGGGACAACGCTTCATGATGAGGAATGCCGTGTCTTTTTACATGGTGCAAGCGTTAAGAGTAATGGTTGCACAGGGACAAGCGGTGGGCGTGGTCCTTTACGGCTATTGCAGGGCTTACAGGAGGGTACCACATTCCAGAGAGTATTCGAACCGTTCTGAACGTATGGTGTCACATGATCTTGTGTTAGGGCATGTTTTTTCTGCCGACAGCGCCAACAAGTGGAGGGACAGTAGGCGCAACGATACTGAAACACAGCAAGAATTTCCTCCCATTGCATCTGGCTCAGATCATCTTTCTCTGCGTGATTTTTGTGGGCGCGCCTTGTTTGTTTTGCAAGGCGTTCTTTTTCAGGAAAAAGTTTTCGGCGTTCACAAGCACGGAACCGAATTGTTTCGCCATTACTGTCCCGGCGTTGTTGCTCAGCAGCAATTAATTCTTCTTGGTGATCTTGATAATACGTTTGGTTATAAACACGTTTTTTTGCTTTGCCTTCAGGAGATTCATTACGCTTGCGAAGCTGCGCACGTTTTACTCCAATATGGGCTTGATAATAGGCACGTTCCCGTGCCCGAAATTGCTCTAGATTTGCAGCCCGCTTGACACGGACAGCTTCACGATATTTCGCTAATTGTTCTGGGGTACGTGACAAGATGATCGCCCTCCTAACCGAGGTGATTGATAGGAACCTGGCTCCCTAACGGGTTAGCGTCAAGAACTTACGAGCGGGGATCAGCCGCTACCAGGCAAGAGAGAATATAGCATACTTATATGACAACTACAACTAAGGAATCTCGTAGACAACTTACGACTCATTTCGCATCAACGATTCCTCCCACACGTCTCATGCTCAATAACATCGAGTATCTTGTTGCTCCGGCTGTTCTTATAGTTGAGGGTGTTCTCAACAATGCGTATGTGCCTGGCGAGGAACTCGTGGCAGAAGCGTGGAACGGCGTGCCCGTCGTCGTGCGGCACCCCCAGGATGCGACCGGCACCCCCATCAGTGCCCGCAGTCCCGAGGTCCTCGCCACGCAAGGCGTCGGCACCCTGTATCGCTGTCAGCTCAGTACGGGCCGGCGCCAGAACCAAGTGGTACAAAGTTTGCGGGCGGAAATCTGGGTGAATATCGCCCAGGCCCAGGCGTTGGGCGGGGAAGCCGTGCAAGCCCTGGAGATGATCGAAACACAGCAACGCTTGGAAGTGTCCACGGGCTTTTATAGTCAGGCCACACCCCAGGCCGGGACCGCCTACGGCACGCCCTACACCGAAATCCTGACGGCATTCCAACCGGACCATCTTGCCCTCTTGCCCAATGGCATTGGCGCGTGCTCCTGGGACATCGGCGGGTGTGGCGTCCCGCGCTTGCAACAAGCCGCCTGTGCCTGTCCGACATCGGCCTGTACCTGCAAAGCACTCATCACCGAGGAGACCGCCATGGCCCTGCCCCCTCCCACCGACACCCCGCATGGCTGGCGCGGGTTTCTGCACCTGTTTCGCTGGTTTCTGGAGCGGGAAGCGGCCCAAGACCCCGCCCCGTTGCAGGTGGAAGAGACGGATGTGGATCTGCGTGATGCCCTCTATGCAGCGCTGGCCCGCGAGAACGCCACCGACTACACACCCCTGTTTATCGATTCCCTCGACATGGTGGCGCAGACGTTTGTCTACCGGCGCGGGGAACGGCTCTTGCAACGGGCGTGGACCACGGATGACACGGGCGTGGTGCAACTGGCCGCCGAGGTTCAGGATGTACAGCGCAGTACCACCCATCTGCCCGTGGGGGAGCCCCACCCCGTCGAGCCCCTGACCCCGACGTACATGCATGAAACCCCACACACTGAGGAGGAGGAGCCTATGCCCCCGACTGCCGTGCTGAAGCGGCGTATCGATGCGCTTATTGCCAACCAGAATACCCGGTGGACCGAACTCGACCGGGAGCGCCTGGAAGCCCTGGACGAAGCGTTTTTGATTCGCCTCGAACAACAGCCCGTGGATCAGCCCACCGACGTCACACCGCCGCAAACGGTGCAGGAAGCGATTGCCACCCTGCCGGCGCATCTGCATGAGCCCATGGCCGCGATGGCGCAGGAATACGAGGTGCGCAAACACGCAGCGCTGGCCAAGCTCATTGCCAATGCCTCGTGCCCGTTCTCCCAGGATGAACTGCAAGCTATGACGGCCCAACGGCTGGAGCAGCTCGTCGCGATGGCGACCCCCACGATGGACCCGGCCAGCTCCTATCTCGGAATGGGCTTGCCGCATCTCCGGGCGATCCCGGAAGAAGAACGGCCCCCCGAGCCGCCCAACACGTTCGCCAAGGTGGTCGAACTGCAACGGACCCGCGGGGTGTTGCATTAAGCGGCCGGCTTTCGTGTCTTTCGTGCGGGGGCAATGGTCAGAAGGAGCGGTTGGATAGGACACAAAGGCGGACCAGTATGTTTGCGGCTATTACACGACTTACAGGCAGGAACAATGTTGCTCATCGTATGGTTGCCACCTTGCGATACTGGGGTAATGTGGTCTTGCGTCAACTTGCCTTTGCGCCGTTTCCCACAATAGACACAGCGATGATCATAAGCGGCCTGGATTTCTACCCATTGCGCCGGCGTCAAGTCACGCACCACTGCTCCGCGTATGGTGGCTCTGCGCGTCTTGGCTTTCTCGCACATCAACTCAGGATGCGCTTTCGCATAGGCAGCGTCAGACGCCCGGGACTTTTCTGGGTGTCGCAAACGCCAGGCCAGGGAATACTCTGCGGCTTTCTCTGGGTGCTCAGCATGCCAGCGTTGGTAATTGGCCTGATCCCGGTCGGGATTGGCTTCCACCCACGCACGTCTTTTTGCACGGACCTGCTCAGGATGCGCAGCAGCATACGCGCGGCGTCTCGCACGAGTTTCCTCGGGATGCGCGGCACGATGGAGCAACACTTGCGCGTTTTCTTCGACGCGGTGGGTTGCATAATAGGCACGACGTTGTGCGTTGCGTTTTTCACGATTCTTGGCACGGTAGGCAAGGTCGTAGAGACGTTTTTGCTCGCGGTCCCATGGCATATGAGCCTCCTAGCCGAGGGAGGAAAAAGCGTCAGGCTCCATAATGGGCTAGCACTACAGACTTGCGCGCAATGCCTTGCGACCTGACGACAAGAGTATAGTATGTTCTTGTTGTTTTTGCACTAGAAAGGATGGTTCTTTATGGCCCAAACAGTCATGCTCGCCGGTCAATACAACTATCCCCCAGAGAAGGTGTCCTCGGAGGCCATCACGCCTGGGCACCTCGTGGAAATTGCCTCCGGTCTCCTTCGCAAGCACGCCACTGCCGGCGGCGATGCCATGGCGATGTTCGCCGTCGAGAGCCTGATTCCCAGCCTCGCAAACTCGCAGACGCTCCCGATTGATCTGGCCTATGCCAGTGCGGATAGCGTGCGCTACGTCATTGGCGAAACGGGCACGGAGGTGTACGCCTGGGTGCCAGCCAGCGCCGCCGCGATTGTCGAGGGCGATCAACTCGTCTCGAATGGGGACGGGACGCTCAAGAAGTATACGGCCCAAGCGACGGATCAAGCCGGCTCGGGCACCTATACCATACAAGTCGCGGGCGTGGTGGCGCGCGCGGCAGAAGCCGTGAATAATTCCGCCAATTCCGTTACCGCCGTGCGCATTCGCGTGCGGTGCGTCTAACCGAGCGCCCTCGCGCTCTGCAGAAGGGAACTGCCCATGGCACTCCAGGCGGGCCAGCTCACCGTAATGGATCTGGCCGATTTTGCGAACATGGCCCCCATGGGGCGCTTTTTCAAATCCAATTTTAATGTGAATGCCCTGCGCACCAATACGCTGCTCCTGAAAGACGACTGGACGATGCTCGATGAGCGCATTGTAGCGGTGTCGAGCACCATCCTCAACGGGGTCGCCGACCTCGAAGCCGCCGGCCTGAGTTTTGGCAATGGCGGTCTCGGGACGATGATCTCGCAGTACCACAAGGGCAGCGCTATGCGGGCCGCCACGATTACGATGGACCCGCGCGTGGATGCCGAGCGCGACCGGCGCAACTTCCCGTTGGTGTCCGTCCCGGTACCGATTATCATGACGCCCTTCGAGCTGAACATCCGCGAAATTGCCGCCTCCCGGCAACATGGGCATCAGCTCGACGTCACCCATATTGACGATGCCACGCGGTCGGTCAGTGAAGGGATCGAGATCCTGCTCTTTCTCGGGGGCGCCCTGGTCATTCAAGGGGCCAACATTTACGGCTATACCACCCACCCCGACCGGAACACCGGCAACGGCTCCTCGTGGGCGACGGCGACGAACATCTACCCCAACGTGCTGACCATGCTCTCCGGCCTGAAAGGGGACGGCTATACCGGACCATACCGGCTCTATCTGCACCCGACGCAGTATCAGCAGACGCTGGCCCTGAATGCCAATACCTCGACCACGATTCTCAGTACCATCCAGTCGATTCCCGGGTTTGGGCCGGGGGCCGTGAAGGAATGCGGCACGCTCACGGCGGGGCAAGCGGTCATGGTGAACATGACGCGCAACTGTGTCGATCTCTCCGTCGGCCAGACGACAACCGTGGTGGAATGGTCCGAAAAGGGAGGGATGGCAGCAGAATATATCGTTATGGCCTGTCTTACGCCTCGGGTGAAGTCCACCGCCGATGGGAAAAGTGGTATTTTCCATATGTCTAATTTAACTTAGACTATGAGTAAGGGCTGTACTGGTTTCGGAAGTGGCCGAGATTCGTGTGCAAAGGAGTCAGCATGGCAGTGTATCGGGTGATCAACAAACATCACTTTCGCGCGGCGACGCAACAAGTGTCCGCCGTCGATGTGCGGGGCAACCAATTTTTCAATATCAGCATGGCGCCGCCGGTGCGCTTCGAGGTCGGGGCGCTGATCCTCGATATCACGGCGGCAGAACTCGAAGCCTTTCCTGACCGGTTTGAACTGGTCCCGGAAGAGACCGTCGCGGTGTTACGGGCCGTCGAAGCCCGGCGCACACAGGTCGCGCAGGTCCAGGCAGAAGCCGAAACCGAAGAACAGCGCATCCTCGCGGAAGCGAATCGGGTGAAAGCCCTCCGCATGGCGCAGGCGGAAGCCGAGGCGGAAGTGGAACGCCAAGCCACGCTGACCAAGGCGGCAGTGGCCAGAGAGCAGGCCATCGAGACGGCGAGTACGGCGCCTGTGGTGCCCCCTGAGAAGCCCGAGGAGCCCGACATGAGCCCGGCGGCACTACGGCAACGAACCGCCGCGCCCCCCAGGGCGACGACACCGCCCAAGGAGTAACGCATGGCCAATGCCGTGCTGGATAGCGACGTCAAAGCCATCCTGGACACGACGATTGACACCAATCCGTTCATTATGGCTGCCTCGTTGCTGGTCACGCAGTATCTGGGGAGCGCGGGCTTATCAGAAAATCTGTTGTTTGAATTGACCCGCTGGCTGGCGGCCCATCTGGCGTGTATCCGAGACCCCCGTTTTCTCCAGGTCAAAACCGATACGATGGGCCTGACGTATCAGCAGGCGAAGCCCGGCACGGGGTTACACGCCACTTCGTATGGAGCGCAATGCGCCTTGTTAGATCCTACAGGCATACTGGAAGTCGCTATGTCTACGAAGCGAGCCAGTATCCATTTCGACTAGGAGCCACGCATGCCCGACATCGCCCAGCTCGACCGCGCCGCCACGGGCATTATGCGTATGTTCGGGGACACCACGGAGCTGGTCACGTATTGCGCGCGCGCCACGGTGTCCGCCACGCCCGTGGACCATGCCGCGCTTGAGGCGCACGTCGAACAGTACAGCGACCACGCCGTCGCCATGGCCGGGCTGACCGCTGATGGCCGGCCCACGGTGCTGCGGGAGGATCGTCAGTTACGCATCCGTACTGCGCTCGTGACGTGGACCCCCACGCTCGCTGATGAGGTGGTGCGCAGCGATGGAAGTCACTGGCGGGTGATGAGTATTCGCGGTGGACCCGGGAATCCCTTTTATCTCCTCCAAGGCCGCAAGATCAGTTAGAAGGAGCACCCGTATGCCCTGGGAACTCACCACGACTGGCCTCACCGGGCTCCAGCAGCGCTATGCCCTCGCGGCCCAGACGACGGGCCAGACCATCGCCCGGGTGATGACGCGGCGCCTGGCCGAGGCGGTTACCGAGGCACGCCAAACGTACCGCAGTGTCAGTGCGACCACGTCAACCGCCACGGCGGTACGGACAGGAGCCTTGCGGGCCGCGTTGGGGCAAGAGGTACGGGTCGAGGGGAATACGGTGCGGGGACTGTTTGGGTACCTGCGGGGGAATGTGGCGACATACGCAGCGGTCCATGAACGTCTCGACGGCACCGCAGGGACCACAATCAGGCCGAAAACGGCGCAATTTCTCACGATTCCGTTGGCAGCCGCCAAAACTGCCGCAGGGGTGGCCCGTGGAACAGCCCGAGACTTTCCGAACACCTTCATTGCTCGCTCAAAAAAAGGCTCACTGCTTATTTTCCAGCGGCAGGGGAAGACAATAGTTCCTTTATTCTTGCTACTGAAAGAGGTCTATGTCCCCGCGCGGCCCGCTTTGTTGCCTACGATGCAACGGACCATTCCGCTCATTGTCAGTGATTTGACGCAAACAGTTGGCGATGCCTTGAAAGGCTAACGCAGATGTTTCCACGTTTCATAACGCCAAATACGACCTATCGTTTGCTGCGAAACGTGAAACAGTCTAGCAACTACTTGTTGGCATTCATGGTCTTTGAGTGCTCGAATAGCCAAAACTTCTGGATTTTTCAATTTTGCAACATTATGCGTTTCTCCATGAGAATGGCGTCTTTTCTTTACTGCATCAGCAACATTGTCTGGTTTGTCTCCAGAAAACAAATGCTCAGGGCGACAACATGCCCTATTGTCGCAATGGTGACATGCACAAATTCCTGGCTCCAGGGGGCCATGAAACAACTCAAAAATGAAACGATGAGTAAAGAAGTGTTTATTCTTGATAGACATCCGACCATACCCTTGTGTATGCAAATCTCCTTTCCATGGCCAGCAATGTCCAATGCCTTTGAGGCAGCCGCAAATGTTACCAAGACAGGCGTTCTGGTCAACGTTTCTCCAGAATCTTTCTTCTGTAGTACCTCGTGCATTTTCCCGGCATTGGCGAGAGCAATAAGTTACATTGCGGTTTGCTTTGTCACTTTGGCATACATAAAACGGTTGCGTACAATACAGGCAAATCATATTCGGCAAAGGTTTTTTTGCCAGTTTTCGACACTCCAAAGAACAAAACTTTCCGCCGCCGCGTTTGACGGCGCTAGGCCAAGCAACAAAGAGTTTCCCACAGTATTGACAGGGCATATTGGGCGTAGTTGGTATGCAAGACATCGTGACACCCTCCACAGCGGGTTACAGGACCACAGAGACAGAACCTGCGGCGCCTCGCGTCTGTGGGCGCGAGCACTGGAACGGATCAGGCCCCAATGTGCCGCATTAGGTACTCATTATATATCATTTAGCCCTTTAATGCAAGGCTAAGACGCATGGCCGCACCGGCGTTGTCGATCCGTGAACGCATCTTCCAGCACCTGGCCACCACCCTCGCCAGCATCACCACAGGCGCGGGCTACGCTACGACTATCGGCACCGTGGTGCGCGGGCATCTGTCGCCCCTGGAGACCTTCGGCTTGCCGAGCGCCAGCATTATCCCAGTAGATGATCCCGAGGACTGGACGCCCCAGAGTGCCCAGCACGCCTTGCACTGCATGATCCGCGCGTGGGTGGACGATACCCCGGCCCAGGCGCCCAGCACCTTAGAGGCGCTCCTGGCCGATATCGCCGTGGCGCTCCAGGTCGATACGACGCGGGGGGGCGTGGCGGAGTATACCATTGCGGAGAGCACGAGTTATATCTACGAGGTGTCCACGGAGCGCTTATGCGGCGGCGAGCTGCTCATCCGCATTGACTTTGCGACGGCGATCAGTTCGCCTCGGGTAGGTGCGTAGTATGACCGATGCCGCCCAACCCTTGCGTACCTACTGGCAGATGATTGCCGCGACCCGCGTCCACCTGCAACGGCGGTTACAGCGCCGCTACCCAGATGCCACCTGGGCCGATTGTGAGGATGCCGTCAGTGAGGCGAGTCTGCGGGCCGTGCCGTATGTCCCGCTCGCTGATCCAGCGACCTGGCTCTTGCTCGTCAGCGGGCGGTGCCTCAAAACCCGGTGGAAGCGCCGCCGCCGCTTGAACGATCTGGAAGCGGTCATCCGACAGGACTGGCATGGCAGCGCACCCCACGTCGAGCGGCGCATCGAAGCCGCACACGATGGCGCGTATTACCTCTCCTGTTTGCGCGTGAAAGCGCGGACGCGGCTGCTGGACACCCTCCTCGATGCCTACGACACCGTGGCGCAGCGCCGGGGGGAAACGGTCGACGGGCTCGCAGAAAATACCCGGCGGGCGCGGGGGGTGTTGCGCCAGGTCCGCCAACAGGAGGAGGCCCGCTGGGCTTCGCGGGCGGGCGCGTGACGCTGGAGGCAAGGAGGGACACCACCAATGGCCACCAATCTGTACCGTATTCGCACCGGCGCGACGGCGACCCCCTCGGGCCGTGAGCTGTTGGACACGATGGAAACGATAGCCGAGGCGTATGGGCGACTCATCCGCATTTTCGCGGCGATGGGTCAGCAGAAGGACGGGGCCGCGGGGAATGCCACGGATTTTGTGACACCGGCGGCGGTCTTTGGGTTTGTCGATAGTGCCGATGTGCTGTCCAGTGCCACGGCCCTCGCGGCCTATAACGAGATCAACTCGTTTATTGGCAATGGGGGGCCGTCGCTCACCCAATGTTGTGCAAAATTGAAACAGTGATGATAATACTATGATTAAACATCCTCTACTGTCTCTCCATATACCGCTGCCCCCTGTACGCCAGACGCTGCTGGCCCTGCGCGGCGCTCCAGGCCACAGTGCGCCACGCCGGCTGCAACCGGGCGCGTACCTGGTCCGCATGCGCTATGACGGGCTCGTGACGGCCACGGTCGAACGGCAGGTACGGGGGCGGTGGACGGCAGGCGAGGCGTGTACACACACGGAATGGGCACAGACCGTGACCGTGTCGGCGCCCCAGACCGTGCGGCTGGTCGTGACAGGGACGGCCACAGGGCGGTGTGAAATAGTGCGGGGCTAGCCGATGGCGATTGCGGTGGATGCGTCGAGCCCGATTCGCTGGAATGGGCTGCCGGGACGGACACAGGCGATCACCTCCGCCAGCTTTACGGCCCCGGCGAATGCGTTCCTGGTGGTCTGTAGTAGCCATGATGGGGATGCCACCGCCGGCACGATAACCGTGACGGATTCCGGGGGCCTGGCCTGGACCGAGCGCGTGTCGCGGACGTGGGCCGAGACGACAGGAGGGGCGGCCAGCTTTCTCGTGACAGCCCGGACGACGAGTAGCGTGTCGCGCACCGTGACGATTACCCGGGGGAATAATGGGGAAAATACCACCCGGCGCGCCTCGGCGAAACTCTATGTGCTGACGGGGGTCGATGTCGATGGCACGCCGTTTGATACGGTGGGGGCGAATAATGAGGGCGGGAGCGCCACCAATGATCTGACGACCACGAGTCTCACCCCCGGGGCGACGGGCCTCCTCCTCTGTTGCGATAGTGATTGGACGGCAGGCGGCGTGTTTACCTCCAGCGACCTGACCGTTGATACCGCCACGTATGCCGGGGAATGCAGCGTCTGTAGCGGGTATAAAGCGTGTACGAGTGGCGTGGGGGTCACGGGGAATCTGAATACCGGGGGGACCGCCGCCGCGCAACATAAGTGGTGTCAACTGATTGTCCGCGAAGCGGCAGGCGCCGGAGCCGCTATTCTGCCGCAGATGCTCCAACATACGGGGTAAGGTAGGGACCGATGTTCAATTATGTCTGGAAAGCCGGCGTGACCAGCAAGAGTGTGGTGCTGCGGATCATCGATGCCACGGATGGCACCCCGGAAACCGGCGTCGTCTTCAACACGGCCGGCATCGATCTCCAGTATCGGCGGGAAGGCGCGGCCAGTACGGCCATTACCGAAGCCACCCTGGCGGCCCTCACCACGGCCTGGTCGAGCGGCGGGTTTCTGCATATTGGCAACGGCTACTATCGATGCGATGTCCCGGATGCGGCCCTGGCGACGGGAGCGGATGGGGTGCTCATCCATGGCATCGTCACAGGCATGGTCGTGATTGGGGCCTACGTGCAGCTCGTAGCGTATGATCCCTTTGACACGGTACGCCTGGGGCTGACGGCGCTCCCCAATGCGGCAGCGGAAGCGGCAGGGGGGCTCTATACCCGGGGGACGGGGGCCGGACAGCTCAACCAACCGGCCAATGGGCGCGTGGATGCGAATGCCATTGCCATGAGCGGGACCACCCTCACGGCCCGGGATATTGGCGCCAGCGTGCTCCTCTCGACCGGCACGGGCACGGGCCAGCTCGACTTTACCGCGGGCGTGGTCAAGGCGAGCCTGGTCCAGATTCTCGGCACGGCCATTGCCGGCACGGCGGCCCAGATTGCCGCCGCGTTTACCAAATTCTTCGACAAGGCGACTCCCACCGGCACCATCAATAGTCTCCCGGATGCCGTGGCAGGGGCCACCGGAGGCGTGTTTATCGCCGGGACCAACGCCGCCACGACCGTCACGACCGCCCTCACGACGACGTTTACGGGCAACCTGACCGGCTCGGTGGGCTCCGTGACGGGTGCGGTCGGGAGTGTCACCGGCGCGGTGGGCAGTGTCGCCTCGGGGGGGATCACCGCCGCCTCGATTGCCGCCGATGCGATTGGCGCCAGTGAGCTGGCCGCCGATGCCCTGACCGAGATTCGCTCCCTGGCCAGTGGGACGTGTGATAGTGGGACCACGACCACGATGGTCGATGCGGCCCGCACGGAAGCGGATACGGATTACTGGGTGGGGCAACTCCTCGTGCCCACCTCGGGCAATATTACCGGCCAGGCGCGGCTCATCACCGGCTTCAATGCGGCCACAGATACGATCACCTTTACGCCGGCCACCACCCAAGCCTGGAGCACCCAGACCTATGAAATCTGGCCGTGCATGGAAGCCCTCCGCCCAACCGTCCCGGGACGCTCGTTGGATGTGAGTGCCACGGGCGAGGCAGGGGTGGATTGGGCCAATGTGGGCAGCCCGACGACCACGCTAGCCCTCACGGGCACGACGATTTCGACGGCCCAGGTGGCCGCCAGCGTGACGGGCAACGTCAGCGGCAATGTGACCGGCTCGGTCGGCAGTGTCGTGGGCGCGGTGGGCAGTGTCACCGGGGCCGTGGGGTCGGTGACCGGGGCCGTGGGCAGTGTCACCGGGAATGTGAGCGGCAACGTCACGGGCTCGGTGGGCAGCTTGGCGGCGCAAGCCAAGGCGGATGTCAAGACCGAGGTGGTCAATGCGTTGACGGTGGATACCTACACCGAACCAGGGCAGGGGGCGCCGGGGGTCAATGTGTCCCTGAAAGACAAGATTGGCTTTCTGTACAAATTTCTGCGGAACAAAGTCACGCAGACGAGTACGACGCTGTCAGTCTTTGCCGATGATACCGTAACTGTAGACCAAAAAGCTCCCGTTTCAGATGACGGTACAACGTATACTAGGAGTGAGATCACCACCGGCCCCTAGTAAAACAAGGTGGAGCCATGGCGCTTGACACCGCCCTGAAACGGGCCAGCAGTACCCAGATGCTCCTCTTTTTTCTGGAGCAACCGCCCTTGCCGAGTGGGAGCATCACGGTCTTCGTGCGGCAAGCGCTGGCGCATACCTACGCCGGCATTCAGGCGGTCTTCACCGGCACGGGCCGTCTGTTACTGATGCTCCTGCACCATGAAGGCTAGGAGGGCCGGGGGGGATGCTGCCGGGACAGGGACCAGAGATGGATGGCGCGATACGCCAGCACCAGCCCGCAGGCCATGCCGGCGACAAAGGCCAACGCATAGGGCAGGGCGGTGCGCAGCAGATCAACAGACAGGGTCGCTATGGTCATCAGGAGTCTCCTGCGGGCGTGCGAGCCCAGCGGTCTCGGCCATCTGGCGCAAGGCGACTTCGAGAACGGCTGTTTGCGAAATGCCCAGGTGCTGCGCGAGACGCCGGCGCAACCGCTGGGCCGTGGCACTGAGACGCATACTGGTTGGATGTGACCGTTTCATAGACA